TCCTCCCCCCCCTACCACACAAATGGTGGACACCCGATCTTCCGACTTCCCTCGGCTAAGACCTTTTCCACCCGCGAAGCTTGAAAGAGATCTCCGATCTTCACTCCTCGTCGATCTCGCAAAATGGGTTTGGTACAGGCCCGATGACGTTGCCGCTCAAGCTTCCAAGCAGGTCATAAATGGCGGTCTTTCCCGGCCGGGTTTTTGAGGGTTGTCGGGACAACGCCAACGCTTGTGCCTCCCATTCATGATGCACAACCTTGACCTGATCACCCTCGGCCAGCGCCACCTGAGGATCCCCCGAAATCACAGCGATCACGAAGGAGCCTCGCTGAATTTCTGCATTCATTTCAGCGAGGAAACTCTCCATTGCCTGCGAGCTAGCCCCCTCCGGAGGATGGAAGAGAATAGCGACCTTCTGCGACAACAATTGGGTGGACTCTTGTCCGACCAACTTCTCCAGATGTTTGATGCGGCGGTGTAAGGTGGTATTCATGGACGAGCCTTCTTCTGTTCGATCAAATCATCAATCGCCACCTCCATCAATTCCAAGCGCTTGATAAGATCCTGGGATTCATAGGCTCGGCGCTGAGCATCAATCAGATCGGCCATGAGCTTCGCCTCTCCAGATCCCAAGCGGCCGGCTGCAACAGCCTCCAAAACGACACCAACCGCTTTGGTGCAATCCTCAATACAAGAAATTGCCGGAATTACGAATCGAACCGGCTTCTCATTCAGCCCAAGGTATTTCTCCAGCGCAGCCAGGTTGGAGTCCTTGGCTGCCAGCTTGTACTTCTTCACATGGGTAGTGGCACCAGTCGTGGCCCCGGCGCCCGTCACCTGTACGACCTCCAGGCCGGCGATTGCGGCGGCAGTGTCGCCGTCCAAATCTTGCAGTGGCAGAGGGTTCCCATCGCCGTCGAGCAACTTGCGTGGATCAAAAAATGCCATGCGCTTACGCTCGCGAAGCACCATCTCAGCAGTGATCCCCACCCGTTCAGCCAGATCTGCCTGACCGACTGCTACTGCAGACCGAATCTCAACTTTTCTCAACAAGCGCTCCCCTTGCGATGCCGCGGTCTTGGACGAGTAGCCCGCACGGATGGCCGCTTGAGTAGCGTTCCTATCAACCAGATACTCCTGAACGAAAGCCGCTTGCTTGGGCGTCAGGCCACTTGGGAAAGCTGCCTGCTTGGTCATCGGTTCACCTCCTTCAACACAGCATCAGGAATTTTGGGATCGGGGATCACGAGGGCCTGTAGGGGCTGAAACACAGCGCAGAGACATGACTCGGGCGCCGGGTGAGCGCCCCATTGATCTCGCTGGGCGACGGGCTCGAAATAAGTGCGAACGTCGGATCGCGTGAGGGATACCAAACAGATCAAATGAAAGTTCACAGGCCGCCGCCCCTTGGCCGATACCCCATGGCGGCAGAAGGCGGCTCACCATTCCACTCCTCGAATCGGGTCTGCTCGCCTTCGTAGTGCAGGTTAAGTACTCCGCAGGAACCATTGCGATTCTTTGCAACATTCAGCTTTGCGTAATGCTTGAACCCCTCCCCCAGATGGCTCCCCGTCTGGATTGGTCGATGCAAGAACATCACGACATCCGCGTCCTGCTCGATCGCACCAGAGTCGCGCAAATCGCTCAAGCTTGGAGTTGCGTCAGCACGCTCATCAACCCTGCGGTTGACTTGCGCGAGGCAGACGATGGCGATGTCGAGCTCCTTGGCCAGAGTCTTGAGGCCTCGGCTGATTTCTTCGACTTGGTAGGCACGCGGCTGACGAGCATCCAGCCCAACCATAAGTCCGATGTAATCCACTACCAGCACGTTCAGTCCGTGCAGACGCTTGATGTTGCGGGCTTTGCTCCGCAACTGGTTAATAGTCAGTCCACCTTGATCGGCGACAAAAAACTTGAGCGCGCGCGCAAGCTCGAAACCTGAGGCGACACGGGCCCAGTCAAGCCCTTTCGCCGGACGTTTAACGCTGCTCAGGCTCACCTGACCAAGCATGGCAACCATCCGATCGCGGACCTCGATGTGCGGCATTTCCATGCTGAGCATGGCCACGCAATGTTCGCGCGCCATGTTCAATCCAATGGTCATTCCGAAAGCCGTCTTCCCCATGCTCGGGCGTGCACCGATAACGACCAACTCGCCAGGCCGAAGACCACCCTCAAGAATTTCGTCCAAATCGCGAAGTCCCGTCGACATTGCTGTAGTTTTGCCCGCTGCACGAGCTTCCAGCACTGCCGCATGCTGCTCGACACCGTCAGCAGCAGCCACCCAGTGGTCAACTTGGATACCTTCAGCCGACAGTTTGAACAGCTCCGCTTGCGCCTGCTCGATACGCTGGTCGATCGACAAATCTTCAGCAATTGCCAGTTGCTCAATTTGTTGAGCAATTTCCAGCATCGCCCTTCTGCGAGAGTGCTCACGAACCAACTCCACATAGCGACGCAGGTTCGCGCTGCTCGGCACGAACTGGGCCAGGCGCTGCAGATCTGCCAACGACATCTGTCCACCCAACGCGTGGAACATGGTTACTACGTCCCACGGCTTGCCGGCCAAGAACTGGCGCTGCATTTCCGAGTACAGGGCTCCAAGCGCGGCATTGTAAAAATCGTCACTCGCCAAATGGTCACCGATTCGATCCATGGCGCGGTTGTCCATCAACAGGCACCCGATGATGGACGCTTCGGCTTCCGGTGCAGCGAGAGCCTTCAGAGGAAAACCCCCGATGCTCATTCCGGCTCCTTAGTTTTTTCAATCACGATCTTCAAGCCCTTGTCGCTGAGAAGATAGTCAAGATCGCACTGCCATCCTTGGTGCCCGACAGGACGGACCACACGCCCCATGAGGAAATCCGAATAACGCACACGCTCGAAATACCGGCGAAACCAGATCATCGCCTCGGAAGCATTAGCCGCTCTGGGAGTGCCATCCTCCATTCGTGAATTCAGCACCCAAGCCCAGCGACGTCGCATTGCCTTCAAGCGCGAGTCGGGCAGGAGCCTAATTCGCGGAAGCTCGGGCAGCACCTCGTGATAGAGCTCGACGATCTGCTGAACCGGCAACGGTTCGACAGCGCGCACGACACCAGGTCGAGTCCGGCCTGCGGCCGGCGGGAGAGTGGTGGGTGTTGATGAGTCAATGACGGTTTGGGTCGCATCCATGCGACCCGTCTCGCCGCGTACATGCGACCCCTCTGGCGCATCCATGCTACCCGTCGCATCGGCGCCACCCGTCGCATCGGCGCCACCCGTCGCATCGGCGCCACCCGTCGCATCGGTGCTACCCGTCGCATCGGTGCTACCCGTCACATCGGTGCTACCCGTCGCACGCATGCTGTCCGTGGAGGAATCCCTTTTGTCAACTGCCTTGTTGATTTGGCAAGACAGCACGTCAAGATTGATGCGGTAACGCGGCGTCATTCCGGGCGCGCCTCCTCCTGCGTTTTTCAGGATCGTCACATAGCCGCCTTCGACCAAACGATGCACAACACGTTGGGCTTGAGATTTAGAGAGGCGGACCTTGGCGGCAATGGTTGCCATGCTCGGAAAGCAAACGCCTGCGTCGTCTGCCCAGTCAGCCAAGGCAAGGAGTGCCAGGAGATCAGATCCCCCACCCGGAAAGCATTCCCAGACCTTGCTAATGACCTTGATGCTCATTTGCTGGCCTTCATCGCGGAACCCAAGATCACCGAGACGGCGCTGGAATCACGCACCACTTGGGCATAGCCGCATTTGCGCTTTTCCAGGAGCTGAATAGGAAGGAAGAAAAGCGAGGGGATCTCCGCGTGGCAATCGCAAGGAGAACGCTCCTTCATACCAGCCACCCGCCCAGGCCACTGGCCAACGCAAACCCATCCCAACGTGTGTTGAGCAACCATGTCTGGGCTCAGTTCGCCACGCCAGGGCTCACGCCCTTCTGCTGGCGCTTAACTTTGGCGGCCTGGCTGGCCTTCTTGGCACGCTCCATGACAAGGAGCTCACGCTCGACGGACTTCTGCTGAGTGAGCTCCACGAAAAACTGACGCACCTCGGCAAGTGCCCAGCGCGTGTAGCGCGTCAGACGGACGGCCGGCTGGGGCGCGGCGCCCTCGCGCACGAGGTTGTGCCATTGGGAGACAGACATGCCGCCGGTAGCGGCGCAGGTCTTGGCATCAATCAGTGCGACTTCGACGAGTTCGGCCGGCAGCAGAGCGCGGCGCAGATCTTTGTCCTGAAGACCAACTTCGGAGTTCTTGTTGAGCATTTCGGGCCCCATGTAGTGCATGGAGGCAATGCTCTGCTCAACAAAGTCCAAGTCCGGCTAATTTGTAGATTTCCGGTATCTCCTGGTGAGGCCAGCACGTCTCGCCGCATCCCTCACATCCGTCTCCCCACAATCAAACACCCTCATCGCGTCATCCACGATCGAGGACTTGTCATCTGCTTCCGCGTACCCACGGGCACGCAGCCACAGACCAATCTCCCGCAACTTTTCTTCTCGGCGTTTCTCCCTAGGCCGCCGTGCGTTCGCACGCTGAAACTCGATGGCGACGCCTTGAGTCAGGTTGTCTTTCGCCTCGTAGGTATGAATGCGCTGAAAAGCCTTATCTAGGTCACGGGCTAGCGTGATGACGCTTTGCGGCAATGGGCCTCTGATACCGTAGGCGGCAGCCACAAGGGCAGCCGTCGGACGCACGGATATCCGTCGAGACGTCCGATACTGGCGGAGCGCTTCGGGCCAAGTCATTGGCAACGCCGCAATACGTAGTGCGATTTCAAGCTCTGTGATGCACTCCTCCAACTCCCGGCGCAAAGCTAACGGGTGACGCCCAAACTTGTGCTTGCCCGCCAATTTTGAGATCTGCACGCCACAAGCACTCCGACTCGAAGGTGGTATCACAGGCAAATCACTGTGAGGCATATGAAGGCGAACGCAATGCGTCGAGGTAGTCGGCCCACTTGGTCATCATTTCGCGGCGCTGAGCTAGATACTGGGTCCGGTTGTATGCGCGCCCCAAGGAGTCCGAGACAGCGTGAGCAAGCTGCGCCTCGATGATCTCTGGCTGGACGTTGAGCTGTTCTGCCAACATGGTACGGGCCATCGCGCGAAAACCATGAGCGGTCATCTCGTCGTTCGCGTAGCCCAGCCGCCGCAAGGCGCTGCGCACAGTGTTCTCGCTCATGCACTTTTCGCGCGTAAGGATTGACGGAAACACATACCGACTGTGCATAGTCAGCGGGTGGAGCTCTCCGAAAATCTCCACCGCCTGCGCCGCGAGGGGCACAACGTGGGGCAGACCGTTGACTTTCTCATCCTTTCGGCGCTTCATCACCGAGGAGGGCAGCGTCAGCGTCGCAGTCTCAAAATCAACCCATGCCCATTCAATGCGGCGCAGTTCCCCAGGCCGAAGTAACAGCATGGCCGACAAACGCAGAGCCGCACGTGTGATCGGATTTCCCCTGTAGTCCGCAACATCTCGCAGAAGCTGCGTGGCGCCTTTGGGGTCGATGATGGCCGCGAAATGTCGGGTCGGAACGGGTTTCAACGCCTCTCGAAGATCAGCTGCTGGGTTTCGGGCACATACTCCAGTCGAAACGCCGTAGCGAAACACCTGAGAACAGGCGTCCTTAACTCTGTGGGTGGTCTCCAGTGCGCCGCGGGCCTCTATCTGGCGGAGGCAATCCAGCAGCTCAGGTGGCTCAATTTCAGCAATCGGCCGGCGACCCAGCCAGGGAAACACCATCTTCTCCAGGCGCGTCTGTGTGGTTTTGGCATGTCCCTCTGACACCGCCGGCCGGTGCTTTACTTGGAGCCACTCGCGGGCCACAAACTCAAAAGTACCCGGCCCGGGGAGCCCAGCTGCCTCCATCTCCTCTGTCTTACGCTTGCGCGCCCGGTCGGCCTTCTCTAATTTGCGCTGCTCGCTCAGGTCTGCACCATGAGCCATGGCCATTCGAGCCTCGTCCCGCTTGACCCGTGCCGCCTTGAGAGTGATCACCGGGTAGGTGCCCAAGCTGAGCATGCCTTCCTTTCCATCACGCCAGAAACGAAGCCGCCACCAACCAACCCCGGTCGGTCGGACATCCAGCACCAACCCGGCGCCGTCGTTGAGCTTTCGGGATTTACCAGCAGCAGCGGCCGCCTTGAGGGCGGCCTGAATCGCTTTGTCTGAGAGAAGATCTGATGCAGCCATCCGGGTAACTTCGTGGGCAGATCAAGCAGCTTGATCCAACTACCCGGTATGTTACCCGGCCGACACATGCACACAAGTGGCCTTGTGTGACCTTACATAAAGCCGAATTTTGGCTAAATGCTTGATTTTCCTGAGATTTTTGACCTCATATGAGCTCAAGAAAATCTTGAATGGTGGAGCTGGGGGGATTTGAACCCCCGTCCGCAAGCCTTCTTCGCGCAGTTCTACATGTGTAGCCGTCTGATTTGGGTCTCGCTTCCTGCAGCGCGCAGCGGCACGCTCTACAAGTCGCCAGCAACCTTATTTCTCGACCCGCCCCAAGTTGCCCGAGGCGGACCCAGCCGAATGAAGTTACCCCACAGCCTGGACAGCTTGCGCCACCCTTGCCCAGCCTATCGGCTTGCTGTTGTGAGGCTCACATGCAATTAAGCAGCGAGTGCGAAACGTTCGTCGTTTGCAGTTAGTTTTTTTCTGCGGTTTTACGAGGTGACAGAACCTCGACATGCCCTGCTGCGTGCCCGAACCCACGTCGAAACCAGTGCAGCCCCTGAGGCGTCGAAGTTTAAGGCAGTTCCAGCAATTTCAAGACCTGCAGCGGAGAAGAAATTTCCGCATCGGCTCCCCAGGCCGACACCACCGCCCCCGGCCCCAGGTAACCATAGCCCGCAGCCACGGTTCGCATGCCCGCCGCCCGCCCGGCCAGCACGTCACGGTGGTCATCGCCCACATACACACAGCCAGCGGGCGGCGGGCATGCGAAC